GCATAAGACCGAAAGACTGACTGATTATGAGACTGTCAGTTTTAGGTGTGAATGTGGAGCGCAAGCAAACCGCATTTTAAGTGCTCCAGCCTTTAGGTTGGAAGGGTGGTCAGGTCATTTCCCGTCAGCGCATGGGAAGTTTGAAAAGAGCCACTTGGACAAACTGAAGTCTGAGCAAAAAGCGAACTCATAAACAATTTGTTGTCGAGTTCATGTGATACCTCCTAGAACCCATTAGTGGCAGGAAAAGGAAACAGTATGTTGATTGACCAAGAAGACGAGATGCCTAGCGAGTTAGAGGCAGAACAAGCGAAGATTGAAGACCATAATGAGGTAGAAGATTCTAAGATTCCTGACAAATATAGGAATAAAAACTTAGATGACATCATCAAAATGCACCAAGAGGCTGAAAAGTTGATTGGTAAGCAAGCCCAAGAGGTTGGAGAAGTTCGTAAGTTAGCCGATGAGTTGATTAAGCAAAATCTCGGACAGAAAGTCCAACACGCTGAAGTTGAGCCTGAAGTAGACTTTTTTGAGAATCCTCAGAGAGCAATTCAGAACACAGTTGATAGACATCCCGATGTTTTAGCGGCTAAACAAGCGGCTAATGACTTCAAAAGGATGCAGATTCAGCAGAAGTTAGCGCAAGAGCATCCTGATTTTCAGCAGATTTCTGCTGATCCAGAGTTCGTAAATTGGGTTAAATCCTCAAATGTACGGATGGGGTTGTATGCAAAGGCTGATGGTGAGTTTGACTACGATAGTGCAAATGAGTTGTTATCTACCTTTAAACAGTTGCGTGGCGTTAAGACGAAACAAGTGGCTAGTGACGGAGAGTCAAGTCGCAAGAGTAATCTGAAGGCCGCATCGGTTGATGTAGGTGGATCGGGAGAATCGGGCAAGCGTACTTACAGGAGGGCTGACCTAATTCGGCTAAAAATGAGTGATCCAGACAGATATGACGCATTGTCTCCAGAGATTATGTTGGCTTATCAAGAAGGTCGAGTAAAGTAACTAATTGATTCTTAAGGAGAATTAACATGGCAACAGCATTTTCCCCAGCAAATAACGTAACCACTACGTCAGCCGCTAATTTCATCCCAGAAATTTGGTCTGATGAGATTATTGCGGCATACAAAAAGAACTTAGTTTTAGCAAACTTGGTTATGAAGATGAACTTCAAGGGCAAGAAAGGTGACACAGTTCACATTCCAGCACCTGTTCGTGGTTCTGCTTCTGCTAAAGGCGCAACAAACGCAGTTACCCTGATCGTTAACACCGAATCAGAAGTCCAAGTGTCTATCAACAAGCACTATGAATATAGCCGCTTGATTGAAGACATCGTAGAAGCACAGGCATTAAACAGCCTCCGTAACTTCTACACAGGTGACGCAGGTTACGCTTTGGCTAAACAAGTTGATACTGATTTGGTTCAGTTGGGTCGTTCTTTCAATGGTGCTACTGTTGGTACTGATGACTATTACACTTCATCTTCAACTACTAAAGCCTACATCGGTGGTGATGGAACTACTGCTTACAACAGCGCAACTTCAAATGCTTCTGCTTTGACTGATGCCGCTATTCGCCGCACTATCCAACGCCTTGATGACAACGATGTCCCTATGGATGGTCGTTTCTTCATCATTCCTCCTTCAAGCCGTAACACATTGATGGGTCTTGCCCGTTATACGGAACAGGCTTTTGTAGGTAATGGCGATGCAATCCGTAATGGCGAAATTGGCAACTTGTACGGCATCCCCGTGTTTGTTTCCTCTAACGCTGATGTGGGTTATGGCAACACTCAGACTGACCGCATCGCTTTGATGGGTCACAAAGAGGCTATGGTTCTGGTTGAACAACAAGCAGTTCGCGCACAGACTCAGTACAAACAAGAGTACCTCGGTACATTGTTTACTTCTGACACTCTGTATGGCGTTGCCGCCTTGCGTACTTCTGCAACTGCTGGTGTGGCGAAATCCTCATCAGCATTTGCCTTGGCAGTACCAGCCTAATTGCAGTTGCGCCCCCTGCCCTAGTGGTGGGGGGACTTTTTTAACTAATTAGGAGAAATAATATGGCCGCCGCTACCTCAGTTACCTCACGCAGAGGAAACGATCAATTCCGTGGAATGTTTAGTGATACATGGGTTGTTACTGCAACCCTAGACGCTGGTTCTTTAAGTGATGCCGCAGGTGAAACTGAAACTGTTGCTGTCCCAGGCGTTGCCTTGGGCGATATGGTTCTTGGTTGTTCATTTGCTGTTGACGAAGTTGGCTTGACTGTTACTGGATATGTAAGTGCCGCTAGTGTGGTATCTCTACGTGTTCAGAACGAATCAGGTTCAACTGTTGACTTAGCATCTACTAAGATTCGCATTGTTGTCGGTCGTTTGATCGTATAAGGGAAGGGGGCTAGTCCCCCTTTTCTCTATTAGGAATATAGATGGCTTTGTTCAGATGCAAACGTAGCGGAACTGTGGTTGAATTCACAGCGCAACATGACATTGATGGAATGAAACAACACCATGAGTATGAACTTGTGGATACCTCGATTGTTGTTGAAGATGTCAAAGATGATGGAACAAGGCACACAATCACGTTGAAAAAACCTATGGGTAGACCCCGTAAGGAACGAATATGAGCGATATTGATGCGAGAGATTTCGGCAGAATAGAAGCCCAAGTTGAGGCTCTGCAGACTGAAGTTCACCAGTTAGCCAAAGATGTCAAGGAACTCCTTGAGTTGGCAAACAAGTCCAAGGGTGGCTTTTGGATGGGAATGACCATAGCATCAATGGCTGGTGGATTTATCACCTTTATTGGTGGAAGGTTGCTCAAATGAAACAAGGAATGTTGTCTGGGAAAATGTGTCCTGTGGCAACTCAGGATGTTTCTACCAATCTGAAGAACAGAAACCATGCTTTCAAAGAGTATGGATATGGCCCACCCAATCCAAATGATGCTAATCATGCGTTTTGGCTGAAGAAAGCCAAGATGTACAAAGCCCCTACCAAAGATATTATGGATATGCGTTGTGGCAACTGTGCCGCATTTATCCAGACTCCAAAGATGATGGAGTGCATCAAGGGTGGCTTAGAGTCTATGAATACTTCTGAAAAAGAGTTGTCCTACGATCAGCAGTTTATTGATGCGGCAAATCTAGGATTTTGTGAACTTTTCCACTTTACTTGTGCCGCTAAACGCACCTGTGATGCTTGGAAATCGGGTGGCCCAATAACTAAGGAACGATGATGGCAACGAATACAGCAGGTGAATTTGTAGGTTTACTGTTTCTCGCTAGAGAGATTACGCACCGCATCCACTTAAAAACTTTATCTTTTGCTGAACATAAGACGCTCAATGAGTTCTATGAAGGCATTATTCCTTTGGCAGACGACTTTGCACAACAATACATGGGTCGTTATGGTGTGCGTTTAGACATTCCTTATGTGACCAACAAGTACAAAGGTACTGTGTCCGAGGTCTTGCGTCAGCAAATGGAATGGATTGAGGCAAACCGCCAACAAATCGTTCCTCGTACTGAGACTGCTTTGCAAAATAAGATTGATGAAGTCGTTGGCTTCTATCAAAACACCCTATATCAACTCACCCTTCAGTAAGGAAAAATTATGAGTACCTTTCAATTAGATCCAAATCAAGTTGCCTTTGGAGTTCCTTCTTTTGGAACTACACAAGTAGCAACAGTCACTACAAGTAGCGTTCAAATGACCGCTTTTGGTGCAAACACGACAATGATTCGTATTGCTTGCGCCCAAGGACATTGCCATTTTGCTATTGGCTCTAGTCCAACTGCGTCAACTACTACTTCTCCTCTGATTGGTGTAAATCAGTCAGAAATTGTTAAAGTCACTCCTGGTCAAAAGATTGCATTTATCAAAGATGCGGCTATTACTACATCGACTGTTACTGTAACTGAACTTAACTAAGGAGTTCCCATGAAAATGAAAGCACCAAAGATGGTTAAAGTCGGCAAGGTAATGAAAGAATACAAGGCTGGCAAACTGCACTCAGGCTCTAAGAAAGGCCCTGTCGTCAAGTCTCAAAAGCAAGCCGTTGCTATTGCCTTATCTGAGGCTGGCATGAGCAAACCAAAGAAGAAATCAGGCTATTAAGTCTATAATGCAGTTGTAGGGCTTCTATCCCATTGGGATATAGGTAAAAGCCAGTTGATTCTGCAAAGAACAAAGTGAGAAAACAATGGCTCTACCTACCTATTTACAGTTAGTCAATGATGTGTTGGTTCGTATGCGTGAACCACAAGTTACTGCTGTTTCTGAGAATACAGTTTCTGCCCTTGTAGGCAAGTACGTCAATGATGCCAAACGTCAGGTATCTGATGCCTATGATTGGGATGCTTTTAATACGCCTATAACTGTCTCTACTGTTGTTGGACAGTCTGCTGGTTATAGCATTACGGGTGCAGGTGTTCGGTTCAAGACTATGGATGTAATCAATACTTCCAACTTTTACCAACTATCCCCCCTATCCCACGCTAATTACGACTCTTTTTACTATACAACTCCTACTCCTACACGGGGTTTGCCAATGTATTACACCATGCAAGGCGTAGATACAAGTGGCGATTTAAAAGTCAACTTTTGGCCTGTTCCTGATCAAATCTACAACATCCGTTTTAGTCTGATCGTGCCTGAAGCAGACTTTGCGACTGATTCATCAACCACTTTGTTGGCAAGAGAACCCATTGTTTTGGGTGCATTTGCTCGTGCCTTGGTTGAGCGTGGTGAAGATGGTGGATTGACTTCCTCTGAGGCTTATGCCTTGTACAAGTCTTGCCTGTCAGACCTGATCTCCTTGGAATTGGCTAGATCGCCTGAAAACGATTCATTTGAGGCTGTCTGATGGCAGAAGCAGTACAAGCCTACGCAATTACAGCCCCAGGCTTCTTTGGGCTGAATACCCAAGACTCGTCTTTGGACTTGGCTAGTGGCTTTGCACTTATTGCGAATAACTGTGTGATTGACCAATATGGTCGTATTGGGGCTAGAAAAGGTTGGACAAAGGTTAATTCTGCTGTCAATACTGACCTGTCTACCAATGATATTACTTCCATTTGTGAAGTGGTAACTGCTGATGCTACCTCTTACACCATCATGGCTGGTACCAATAAACTCTATAAATTGAGTGGCTCAACCATTGTTACCTTGACCTATGGGGGAGGGGGTACTGCCCCTACTATTACTGCAAGCAATTGGCAAATGGTTTCGTTGGCTGGCGCACTTTATCTGTTTCAGTCAGGATACGATCCTTTTGTCTTTGACCCTGCATTGTCTACAACGACTTTTAGACGCATTAGTGAGTTGACAGGCTATGCAGGTACTGCTCAGTTGGCAAACACGGCTTTAAGTGCCTATGGAAGGCTTTGGACAGCAGATGTATCGTCAGACAAGTTAACTGTTCAATGGTGCGATACAAAGTTGGCAAACAAATGGAATTCAGGTACTGCTGGTACTTTGGATACAACTACTGTTTGGCCTAGAGGCGGTGATGTAATTGTCGCTTTAGGCGCACATAATGGCTTTTTGTTTATCTTTGGTAAGAACAATATTCTTGTTTACCAAGGAGCAACAACGCCTTCTACGATGACTTTACAGGATGTCATTACAGGAATTGGCTGTGTAGAGCGTGATTCTTTGGCTTATACGGGTACAGACCTAATTTTCTTGTCTGCGACAGGTGTACGTAGTTCTTTGAGAACTGTTCAAGAAAAGTCCATGCCATTGCGTGATTTGTCTAAGAATGTCCGTAATGACTTGATGACTACTTACTCAAATGAAACAAGTGGCACTATTAAAT